CACTACGGCTTGACCGTAGACTTTTTTAGTGACTGTTTTTGTGATGGGCATCGTCTATCTCACTTATACTTGTTTGCAGTGATTTTGTGCATAGTATCAGCATTCATTCTAACTTCCCAATCCTTGCCTTGAACGTTTACTGATGTTGGCATCTTGCCATGCTTTTTAAAATGCTGTAATGCGTGGTGAGCAATAGCTACATGAATTTTTTCATCTAATTCTTCTTCAGACATTTTCTTTTTCTTGTGCATATGGTATTCATTTACCATTACTTCAATGTCTTCAGTAAATACTGTTTCTTCGCCATGATCAAACTTAACTGTATACCATTCAATGTTTCCAGCTTCGTCTGGATCAGCATGGTTGCCTTCCATAACAACACCTTCACCAAACACTTCTGAATAAACATGTTCAGAGCAAAGGTGAAGTACTTCTTCCTCTTCTTCGACTTCTTCTAAAAATAGATCCATCCACTCTTCGCCAAACTTTTCTTCTAGTTTTGCTTTAGCTGTAGCCACAGATGATGCAAATCCTTCAGTAATAGTTGTTTTACCTAAAGATTCCATCACAATCTTGGCAAGCCTTGCGTCGAATTCTGTGACTCTCATTGCTTCTCCCTCGTTTTCTTCTTTTCTTAAAATTGCTTTTGCAATCTTATGAGCTTTTTTAATGGTTGACTTTTCTAAAGGTGGCTTATCGCCTGTGGAACGCATAGCACTTTTTGTGCCTGTTGCATATGCCATTGATTTATTCATCTTTAGCTCCGTAAATGGCGCCAGCCAATTCTAGTTTTTTAAGATCTAAGTAATCAGATACTTTAGAAGTAACGACGGAATTAAATGTTTCCTGAGCTTCAGAATTTTCACCATCTATAATCTGATTAATTAACGCTGCAATTTGTTCTTTATCCATCATTTACCTCGTTGCATATTGTGACTGATTATTATTTATGGGTTGAGATTGACCGTTACTTTGACCTTGTGGCTGCTGCATTTGAGCCATCTGATCTGCTTCTTCAGGAGATACTACTGGATCTTCTTCGTTCTGATCTTCGATCTCTTCAATCTCTTCATCAGTAAGTCTTAAAATTTTCTTTCTAACAAATTCTTTACTTAAATACATTCCAACATAAGGTTGAGCCATATTTAATAGATCTAACCTATTTCTCATATTCTCAGCATCTTTCATCTCTTCAAAATACTGATCTTGAGCGTATCGATATTGAATAACTTCTTCTAGGCCATCCCAATCAGTTTCAACGATAATACCTTTAAGAACTAATTGTGTCTTAAGTAAGTCATTAAAAAGAACGTTAAATTTTTTACGTAATATTGATATAAACTTAGCAAACTTCAATTCATCTCTAGTAATTTCTGCCTGACGGCCAAAATTAATTCCAGACTCTTGTTGCAATCTGCTCATTGGAACATTTAAAGACTTATATACTTTATTTAAAAAGTAATTGATATCGTCAATTTGTCCTAGATTTTCACCACCAGGAAGTGTAGTAATTTCTGTTCCTCTTCCACCTTCTCTTCTTGGAAGCCAGAAATCCTCTAACATCGACATCATTTTTCTATCATCACGGATTTCACCAGTTGTGCTATCATAAACAATCTTATTACGATAACGAGCCATAATATCTTTAAGATATTGCTCTGCTTTAATCTTTGGTAAATTGCCTACATCGATATAAAATATTCTTCTTTCAGGAGCTCTAGCTAGCCTGTAAATTACTAGCGAATCTTCCATCATCTTAAGTTGATTGACTGGCTTTACTGCCTTATGCAAATAACTTAAAACTACATTCTTGTCATAATCTACGATTCCAGATGATACAAAACAAATAGAATCTTTAGTAATTTTAATTCCAGTATTCTGTGACTGTACTGGAACTTGTGCACTGATATAATTAATCCCTTGTTCATTATAGATAAAGAATTCTTCAACACTTTTAACTAGATTTACTCCAGTCTTAGGATCTTTTTCTTTTTTAACTTCTCTAACTTTTTTAATCTTGCGTGGATCAATTTGTCTTAGTTCAACAATGCCACGTCTTGGTTGTTTAACGTCAATAACTTTTTGATAGTATAAACGGCCATCAACATACCAACGTCTAAAAATATCGTGAGCTTTAAAATTAAAATCTAACTTCTTTAAAATATTATTAAATTCATCTGTAATACTCTTTTTAATATTATCAGGTAATTTAACTTTATCTAAATTTATTTCTACTGCTTTCTCATCATCTACTGCAGCAATAGCTTCAGTAACGACTTCATCGATAGCAATGGAAGTTTCTGGATGCATCGATGTTTCACGATAGCGATTGATCAATTCACTTTCTGTCTTTGATGTTGCATCTAAATCAACATACGTACCAAAGTAGCCACCACCTTGTAGGGTAGTGGCTCCATCCTCTGGATTAGGTACTACAAAAGACTGATTGCGTAACGTCTTATCTTCACTTTCGTTACGCGAAATGGTAAAACCAAATAAATTAATAGGCATAATGTAATGTTATAGTTAAGCTGCTGGGAATAATCTAACACCAGTAATTGGCATTGGTGTGAATGCTTGATATTGCCAAGTTACTGTGAATGAAGAAATAGTATCGTTTGCTCCGAAATCTAATGCAATTGGACTAATATCAACTGGGAAAGCTTGAATTAGTTTATATGCCTTTAAGATTCCACCATTTCTATCTAGTTGGAAAATTTCTTGATCAGATTGGTACTGGTCTGGTCTAAGAATACCGTCCTTGAGTTGTAGATCTTCCATTCCATTCATCCACTGCTCAAGCGCATTTCTTACGACAAAACCAGTGTCATTTAGAACAGAGATTGTCCAAGGTGCAAATACTCTATCGCCAGCAAATTTTACTTCACGCCCACGATAGAATACAGGTGCTACTCCAATAGTTTCACCTGGCATCTCAGCAACGTTGATCATGTATGCACCAAGCTCTTTAGCTGTTCTACCCAGTGCAACATAATTAGGAAAGCCTAATCTAATCTGAAACTGATTTGGCCTTGCGCCTCCACCAGTTAGCTTAGATTTAAACTGATATACATCAAATGTGGTTGACATCTTTCTCTCCCTTTATATTAGGCGCCAGCCTCTTCAAAGCTAATGCCAGTTCTTGTAGCGATGAAGTTCAGTGTAATAAAGTTGATTGATCTTGCTGGCTTAACAAAAATGTCAGCTACAAATTCATTTCTATCTATTACAGCTGCAGTGTTGTTTGTTTCGTCGCAAACAATCTTATAGTCTGTAATACCACGACGACCCTGTACATCGCGCAAGAATGGTTCTACAATGTTAACAAATTGTGAACGTGTGAATGCATCGTTAAGTTCAAATAATTGGAACTTAGCTGCTGTAGCGATAGCTTTCTCTAGTACAATAAACAAACGACGTACATTGATACGATCGAATGCTGATGGTTTTGTCTGAAGAGTCTTATCACCAAACAGAACAACACCCTGACCTGGCTGAGAAACTACTGGATTGATATTGTTTTTATACAGTGTATCTCTAGCTGCTTTTCCAGGATTCCAAGCTAACTTAACAACATTCTTAATTCCACCACGGTTGTAACCAGCTGGTGAGAACCATGGATCTGCTACAAAGTCTGTTCTAACACATAGACCAGCAATATCACCATTTAAAGGAACCCAACGATAAACGTCGTTATAACGGTCATACTGATACTTCCAACCTGAATCCATTACAGCGTAACTTGTAGATCCTAAAGAATCTCTATAGCTTTGAACGTTTGTTAGAGCTGAGCTTTCTGAAACGTTGAATACATCATCGAGTTCTGGTGAGCAGAATACAACAACATCGTTTCTTGTAGTTGTACCACCAGTAAATAAACCAATAACTGATGCAGCTGTTGTTGCTGTTACATTACCAGTTGGAACTAGGCTAATATCTACTACATCGTCATTGATAAACTGTGTATAACCACCTAAGATGTTACCCTGTGTAGCAGCCACATATGTTCCACCAACAAAACTAATTGAAACGTTTGATAATAGATTTGTATTAGCTGTTCCACCTGTATAAGCACTAGCTACCGATCCCCATGATCCGTATGCGTTTGCATTAGCATGACCATATGAAGGGTGAGATGCCCAACGAATATATTCTGATCTTTGATTAATTACATCCTTATAGTAAAGTGTAGAACCATCAGAAGCTTTAGCATCAGATGCCTTAGATAAAAATTCATACTTCTCTAAAATTGTACCTACTGTTCCAGAAATTAAACCATCTTCATCGATAACGAGAGCATGAATCTCATCATGCTTGCCCCCTGCATTTGTAGCATAAGTAGAAGAAACTGGAGCAGAATTAAATGCAGCTTTATAAACATCATACCAAGCTGACCATGTTGCAACGTCAGCCATAACTAGCTTGAGTGAGTTTCCTAAAGCACCAGGAAACTTAGCCATAAATGGGCCAGCATTAGTTACAGTAGCGCTAGTATAATCGTCATCGTTTCCAACTCTAAGTGTTACTAAACTATTTGCAGATGCATTTGTAGAACCAGTTGCAGCACGAACAACACGAAGGTTATTACCATACGACAAAAAGTTTGCTGCAGTAAAGAATGATTCAAATGTATTGGCATCAGGCTTGCCAAATTGATTTACAAGTTCTGCTTCATTAGAAACAAGAACAGCAACGTTACTTGGACCCCATGCAAAGCTTCCAGCAAATCCGCCTGCGGTCGTAGCAACGGCTGGAACAATCGCGGTTAAGTCCTTCTCAGTTACTAATACGCCTGGTGATAGCTGAAAGGCCATTGTAATCTCCTATAAATAGACTATATGTTAAGTCAATTTTGTTAACTTTATTATTTATAAATATCGAAAATTAGACACTTTCAAGCCAGTTTTTCTTCATTTTTCCTATAGCAATATCTGGATTTTCCGTAAACCAGAGATCTCCTCCCCACACTTCCTTTTCAACCTTCTCTTCTATACCACCAGTAATAAATCCAAATGGAGTTAATTCCTCTTCCATTTGTTTTAACTGCTGCTCATAAAGAGCTTGCCTAATATTTGTATTAGTTAGATCTCTAAAGAATGGATCTGCAGCTGCCCAAGCAAATAATACCAACGTCATTACTAAGTCATCATGATAGCCTTCATCAGCTTTAAACGTTCCTCTTACTTCAACAAATGTTGAGAATTCTGATATAGTATCAGCATCAAATACTAATAACTTATTGCTTTCCATCAATGCTTTTAAGCTAGCACAACCAATTCTTTTTACTGAAGTAGTTGTTCTTACACCAGGCATTGAACTTGTAAAGCCACCTGATAAGTATTGTCCCTTCTTATCACTTCCAACATAAATTACATTATCATATTCTAGATCATTCCTAAGAATGTCAACAACTTGTTGACCAATATCATTTACTTCTACTAGTGTATAAGCATTGTTATAAGTTTTAGCAGCATTATAAATTACACTTGAATATGCAATTGGACTTACTTGATTATTTCTATACTTAGCTACTATTTCATATGGCACTTGTGAAACATCTATAATAGAGAATGCAGAGTGATCTCCTCCTACACCTCTTGAAGTATCAGCAACAAGCATGTAAGTTTTTTCTTTAGATGGTTCTTTATAAAGATCAAGACCGTCTTTACTATGAAATGGTCTTTTTGATGACAATTGTTTTAGTGTTGTTGCATTAATCAGAGTATTAGATGAACCTAAGAATTCACATAATACCTCTTGATTAAACTTAAGTTCACCAAGCGTTGCTCTTTGTTCAGCAAGCCATTTTTCTGTTCTACCTGGAATTTTGTAATAAGGAATAAACAATGGAACAAATCCATTAACACCTTGCTCTGCATCGTTCCAGAACTTCCAAAAGTGATTATATCCAAGTGGTGTAGAAGTTAGAAGAATTTTTGTTGTTTCACCAGATGAAATAGTTGGATAGACAGAAGTAAAGAACTCATCTGCAACATTGTTAGGAATAATTGCTGCCTCATCAATATAAAGCCAATTAACAGATTTACCACGAATACCTGAACTGGAAGTAGCTGCACAAAATATTTTACTACCATTTTCTAACTCAACAGAACCTTTATTCCATTCTAAAATTCCTGACTGCATCCAGATAGGCAAATTTTCATACATTAATTGATAACGTGATAACACTTCTCTAGCTGCAGCTGCTTTATTAGCTAGGATTGCTACAGTCTTGCTATCCTGGAATAGAGTATACCAAAGTATACAAGCTGCAGAAGTAATCGTCTTTCCTTGCTGACGACCTTCCATAAGGATCACTCGTCTATTATTTAATATTGTATCTACTTTTTCTTTTTGACAATCATAAAGTTTGAATTTAACTAAACCATGGTCCAAGTTAACAATATAGCAGTAATTCTCTATAAAGTAAATAGGATCTGCAATACAACGGTGAATTTCTCTAATCTGCTCTTTTGTAAATTGAATTACAAAACCAGGTTTTTTGAGATTACTATTCCCGTTATATGAGTGTCTAGTTATCGATGGTCTTTGAATTATCATTCTTTAACATCTTTAATAAATCAGAAGTAGAGCCAGCAAACATAATATTATTTTGTGTACCAATTTGTTGCTTCTCTTCTGGTTTATCTTGTAAGTCCTTTACTTGTTTCTGTAAGCCAATTAAGTCTTTAGAAACTTCTGACATTGTTTTAATAAGTTGACCTGCAACTTCAAATGTTCTTGGATGCTCTGAATTCCTTGCTAATTCTATCATATCATCAAGAGCAACTTCTCCTTTGACGATTAATTTTCTTAATGTAGAACGAGCAAGTTGATAGTCATCTTCTTGATCATTTTCTTTAGATGTAGAAATAGTTTGTAAAGGATATTCCTTTTTACCTTCCTCCATCGGTGTAATGTCGAATATTTGATCTAGTTTTTTCATTAGAAATCTTCAAATGTTTCAGTGAATTCAATCGTATCACCTGGAACAGCGGTATCCGGACTTGGTTCTACAGTATATTTTTGTAATTGTTCTGTAAGTTCTGTATTATTGAATGTAGTAGCGATAGATTTTCTAATATAACCAGATTTTGTAATAGGACCAAAGAAGTTTAGTTTAACAGTAAATGATAGTGTCCAAATAATTGAGCGTCGTGTATAAAGTTCACCTTCGAAATCGTCTTCGTATGAAATGTTGTCAAGTATAATTGCTAAGTCGTGTTTTAAGTCTAGTGCCGGAATTGCCTTAATAGTTAGATTGAAATCAGGGTTAAAATAAGGAAGAATCTGCTCAACAATTTGCAAAGCATCATCTTGGTTTTTACTATAAATGTATAAGTTTACAGCCATATTGTATGGCGTAGGTGCATATTGAGTATTTAACTTATATCCATCTGTGATTGCTCTATTTTGCTGGATTACATTAATCCTTCTTCCAGGATCATACTGCAATCCAACCATCTCAAATGCCATTCTTGGAAGTAGAACTTGATAAGTTCCAGTATCAGCATTTGGCTGTTGTTCTATTCTAGCAATAAACTTTTGTCTTGGTGCATAAGTTAGAGGAACACGGATGGTTTTTTCTGGCAATCCGTTTGTACCTATTCTGTCAATATTAATATTATTAAACATATTGCCAAATGCAATAATGCTCTTACGAATCGTTGAGTGATAGAACTTTTGATTAAGCATTGAATACCTCACCAAATGGATTTCTATCAGTAAAGTCTAAGATGTCTCTAATATCAGTATCAAAGTCTTCATTACTTGCACCAGGATCTCTAGCTGTGACAACAAAATTCTCAAGAATTAGTGCTGAAGGTGTATAATCCTCTAGTGCAAATGTTGTTCCATCTTCCAATAAGAATTCGTAACTTAATAGATCTAGTGTATCATCTTTAATTTCATCATCAATTTCTTTAATTCCAGTTTCAATTGTCTCTGAAGCAAATTGGAATAGCTCACATTGCAGCTTATAAACATAGAGTTTACCAACTTGGAAGAATGGATCTCTAGCTTCAACAAACTTTATTTCAAAGAATGATTTTGTTAGTGGAAAGTATAGTAGATCACCTTCAGCTGGTCTTGTAGTCAAAATAGATTGACCATCTTTGCCAATTAGGTCTTGCCATCTTCTTCTTGATACAACAAATGTTGCAGAGTCTCTAATCTCTAGACCAAACTTGGACATGAACTCTCCATCTCCTCCAAACCCATCCACATTTTCTAAATACATTTCAATTGGATAGGCATTGGTAAACTTACTCAATGGATCTTCACCAAAGATTTCATCTTTCTTGACAGCAGTCCTTGGTAAGTAGAACACATCGAATCCGTATATCTTTAGACATTCGATAATCAGCCCTTCCATGAGTTCGCTCTCAGAGCGACGTCCCATAGGAATTCCCGATTGAAAATAGAAGTTAGTGGGCATAAAATTAATCGATTCTCTATTGATTTTCTATTGCATTATCTCTAAAATTACCCCTGTCGTCGCTGCAAGGAATTATCCTACAAACATATCTGGTGGTAATTCAAATCTAGATTGCATCTCTTGCTCTAATCTAGTTAGTTCTTCTACTGCTTCATCAAATATTTGTTGTCCATTGAGTAGTACACCACCAGGTAATTGGACCCCTTGAAACTTCTTCATATTTTCACCCCATTGTCTCTTAATCAAAGCAGTAGCATATTGCTTAAGGAATCTATCATTATAGACATCAGTATACGTATCTGGATCTAGTATTCTATAGCATTCAACAATTATAAAAGATCCAACTTCTACATCTGCTTCCCAATCCATATCAATATACATACGATTCATGTGTCTATTGAAACGTACTGGCTTAACTCCAACTAACAATTGATTAATAAGTTCAATTTGAGTCTTAACTTGTGAATAGTAAATTAAGTCTGTCGACATTAGGCTATACAGGTCATTAATAAGAATCTGATACCTAACATCAAATATGTTTATTCCAGTACTTCTATTAGAGAATGGAAGAATTCTGTCTACACCAACAATATTATCATTAAGAGGGATATACTTATTTGTCATATCATCTGAAGTAATCTGATACTTAAGATACACACGTTCAACAGCATCATAATGATATTCTCTATAGAATTGAAATGCATCATCAATACGATCTTCTACTTGATCATCATCGATGTTAATTTCAATGACAGGATGACCAAGCCTTCTTAGGCAGTAGTCGATTAATCCTTGTCTGCTACTTGGGTTGGCCATAAAATTCCCTTAAAATGTTCCACCATCTATGTTGCCAGAAAATGCACTTGCAACAATTATATTTGCTGAAAAATTACCAAACATATCTCTTATCACCAGCGTATTTGCAACAATTTCAGTATTAGCATTGTCAATAATATCAGTATAATACTTTCCACCTATCTTATGTAGGACAGCATTAGAATTAGATCCTAGAGCCTCGATGTATAGTATAGCATTGGCGCCATCACCAGTAGAATCTTGACTATAAGCAAGTTCCCCTTCTTCTAATATATTTGTTGTAGGAGGATCTGCACTATAGGTTCTTTTTATCTGTATGACTGTTGCCATAGCACTCTTTAATAGTAACCACCGTCCAAATTATCTGGTTCGTTTGGAGATGCTACCCATTTTTCAGTAGTGGTATCGTATAAAAGAGCATATCCATCTTGCAAATCATTTGCATTGACGTTTTTAATATCTTGGATTTTCCTAATATCTGAATCACCTCTTCTTATAACAATGTCTGCACTAGTTTCTATAGTATTTTGATCAACAACTATTCCAGACGAAGTTCTTTTGCTAATTGAAATCTTAGCAGTGGCTGGTCTATCAATGACAACACGTGGTGCAGTCTTTTTAGTTACAGCGATACTCATTTAGTAACTCCTGGCATCACTGTTGCAATACCTTCTACCAGTCTTGTTATAGTATTTGTGTTATCTCTCATATTTAAGTCATAGACATAGCGACCGGCTTTTAAATTAGCAGTCTGTGCTGGAGTGAGAGAAAGAGTTATTTCACCGTTTGCAGAATCAGAGATGTTTGCTGTAAAGGCTATTGAATTTGCAGAATAGTAAGACTTACGCAGCTGTGAATTAGCTGTGTAATTGGATAGATCAATATAAGATCCATCATCAGCTGTCCAATTAATCGTTACGCTAAATGATGCACCTTGATCGATTAGAAGATTATTAATGATCGCCATAAATATCCTGTTTTTATTGGATATTTATGGCTAGAGAATTTTAGTTATTATTTACAAGAACCCAGTTTAATTGCTCATTATCCCACCTATAAAATTTACCATCATTGGGGTAAGGGATTGGGGGATTATACAAACAAGTTTCTGGATCAAAAATCCAGGAAGAAGGACCGTTTTTTTCTTTCCAATTTGTTTTAGCTTCTTCTCTTGTTTGATTTTTTTCTTCTTCAGTCATTGGTCTGACAAAATGAATATCTTCTACGACATTGCCAACCCAATCGTATTCAACACCTTGATAAACTTCAAAAACACCTATTGGAGCTTGAGGTCTTCTAATAAACTCAGCAAAAGTAGGTGGTAAGTTATCTATGTCAATGTTAGGAAAAGCACTAACAAAATTATCTTCTTGAATTGGATGGTCAATAATTTGACCATTATCTATCTTAATAAAATATCTCATTTTTTATCTCTTATAAATTTGTAACATTGGTGCTTGGAAAACATCTGGCTGGGCAGCCAGGAGCTGCCCACACTATTCTTACTGCACCAACACCTCCACAATAGTGTGCGAAGTAAGAACCATAATCATTTCCACCAGCACCACCACCATATGTACCAGCATATATCCAAGGGGCTGATACAACTGGGTTAGAACCACCTGAACCACCTCTACCTCCTGCAGCGTTATTGTCATCAATAGATGAGCCAGTGTATACACCGTATGTACCACCTGCTCCGTTTGGACCCTGGCCGCAGAGGCCAACTCCACCACCAGCTCCAGCTATGGGCGACCCCAGTCGGTCTTGTCCAGCACCACCACCTCCTCCACCACCAGCACCGGCTACACCGTTTGAACCACTACATTGGGCAGTGCCATTTCCACCATTTCCAGAATAGCCACCAGCACCACCGCCTCCACCCCCTCTGCAAGAAACTAATCCGGCAGCACCGGCTCCACCCGCACCACCTGTTCCATTAAGAACCGTACCACCCGTACCACCCTCTTTGCCGCCGCACCCTCCCCCAGCTCTCACTGATGTAGAGTTAAAAGAACTTAAGCCTCCCGGGTTTAGCGAGGTTGCCCCAAAATTCCATCCACCAGCACCCACAACGACCGTGTAG